GGACTTTAGAAACAAAATATAATATTGGAAAGACTAAAGATGAGAACAGTATATGATGAATGGACAAAATTACAAAAAGTAATTGTTGGCCGATCTTTTGATTTAAGTAAATTTAATACAGAATATAAAAACAAATTATTATTTAATTATGATAAGACAATATCTGAAAGACATGAATATTTTTCAAACACAGAATATGATGGTAACAGAACTACAACTGAGGGATTGCTTGATTTAGTTGAAGGAAACTTATCAGGTTTAAAAAGAATACATGATGAAACTAATGAAGACTTAGATGCATTAGCAGATATATGTAAACAGTTTGGTGCTGAAGTAGTTAGACCAAATGTTTTGTATCCTATCGAAACTGAATGGAGCCATCCAATGCAAGTTAGGGATACCATCGGTAAAATAGGTGATACAGTATTTGAGGTTTATACATCATCTTGGGATAGAATGTATGAAAATTTAAACTGTAGAAATATTCTCATAGATGAATTTGAAAAAGGTGCTAGATATATTTCTATGCCATTTCCAATATATGAAAGGTCTTCAACAAATATAGTAGATGATATTGATGTAAAAAATGATACAGCAAATATAAAAATTCAGTCATATGATAATCAAGGTCAAATATTAGGCGATACGGCTGCGTTTATGAAATGTGGAAAACACATTTTTCATACACATTCAAATCCAAAAGATATATTGGAAAATCAACATTCACAAGTTTGTATTACTAATAATGGTAGAGAATGGTGGAAAAGAGAGTTTCCACAACACGAATTTGTTGAGATGAATGCACATGGTCATGTTGACGGAAAGATTTCCATTCTAAGACCTGGATTAGTATTGGCATGGAATAAAGATCATATACCAGAAATCATGAAAGATTGGGATGTTATTTTAATTGAAAATAAAGCGATATATTCTGGCAAACAAATAAAAGAAATGTGTGAAGAAAAGGGTGTAAAAGATTATCCATGGCATCATCTTCTTGGAGTGTCTCAAGAAACAAGATTCGATGCGAATTGTTTATCTCTTGATGAAAACACAGTAATTACATCTGGTTATGATAAAGATTTGTCTGATAAGTTAAAAAAATACAATATTGAAATGATACCTTGGGTTAATCGTTGGAATTTTCTTTGGTCTGGTGGTGCTCATTGTTGTTCAGTTGATTTAGAAAGAGCTGGAAATTTAGTTGACTATTTCTCATAAACCTGTTATATTAGCATAAATGAGGTTTTATACAAACATATCCCAATGGGGAAACAATTTACTTTTACGTGAAGTTGTGGATGGTAAGAGAATTAATCGAAAGGTTAAATACTCACCCACGCTATACTGTCCTGTTATGCGTGAAACACACTTTAAAACACTTGAAGGTAAATATGTTACACCTATCAAGCATCAAACTATGAGAGATGCTAAAGAGTGGGTAGAACAGTATAAAGAACAACCTCACTTACTCTATGGCAATACGCAATATCAATATTCATTTTTAAATGAAACATATCCTAATATAGAATGGTCGTTTGATGATATATTGATTGCAACAATTGATATCGAAGTTGCATGTGAGAATGGATTTCCAAACCCACAAGATGCAATCGAACCACTACTTTCAATTACTGTAAAAAATCATTCTAACAAACAGATTTTCGTTTGGGGTATCGGTGAATATAAAACTCATCGTAATGATGTTGCGTATGTCAAGTGTGCTAATGAACAAGATTTAATTTTTGAGTTTTTAAAATTCTGGCAAATCAATCAACCAGATGTGATCACAGGTTGGAATACAGAGTTCTTTGATATTCCTTATCTTTGTAATCGTATTAAAAAACTTTGTGGTGAAGATGATTTAAAAAAACTATCACCTTGGAAATCTGTTTCATCAAGAACAATTTATCAAATGGGTCGAAGTCATCAAGTGTATGATATACAAGGAATTGCCGCTTTGGATTATTATGACTTGTACAGAAAGTTTACTTACACTAATCAAGAATCTTATCGTCTTGATCACATCGCATATGTTGAATTAGGTGAAAGAAAAGACGGCAATCCATATGAGACATTTCGTGATTGGTACACTAATGATTTTCAATCATTCATTGATTATAATATAACAGACGTTGAAATTGTTGATCGTCTTGAAGATAAAATGAAATTGATTGAACTTTGTTTAACTATGGCATATGAAGCAAAAGTCAATTACACTGATGTTCTTGGCTCAGTAAAATATTGGGATATTCTTATTCATAATTATTTACTTGATAAAGGTATTGTGATTCCACAGAAAAAAGAAAATGAAAAATCAGACAAGTATGAAGGTGCATATGTAAAAGACCCACAGGTCGGTATGCATAAATGGGTTTTATCATTTGATTTGAACTCTCTTTATCCTCACTTAATCATGCAATATAATATTTCACCTGAAACAATGAAAAGTGAAAAAACTGTACCCGGTATGAGTGTTGATAAACTTTTACGAAAAGAAATTGATACTTCAGTTCTGAAAGATATTACAATGACACCAAATGGTGCTTTATTTAAAACAAACAAAAAGGGGTTTTTGCCTGAAATGATGCAACAGATGTACGATGATCGAGTAAAGTATAAAAAGTATATGTTGGAAGCAAAACAAAATCTTGTAAAAACAAAAGATGCTAAATATGAGAAACAAGTGTCTAAGTTTAACAATATTCAAATGGCAAAAAAGATTGCTCTTAATTCGGCATATGGTGCGATTGGAAATAATTGGTTTCGTTATTATTCAAACACAATGGCAGAAGCAATTACAACATCAGGTCAATTGTCTATTCGTTGGATTGAACAAAAAATTAATGAATATATGAATAAACTACTCAAAACAAAAGATGTTGATTATGTTTTGGCTTCTGATACAGATTCAGTTTATATTACATTTGATAAACTGATTGAAAAACTAAAACCTAAAAATCCGATTGACTTTCTTGATACAATTGCAAAAGAAAAGGTTGAACCTTTTATTGATCAGGCATATCAAGAACTTGCTGATTATCTCAATGCGTATGAACAAAAGATGCAGATGAAAAGAGAAGTGATTGCAGACAAAGGTATTTGGACTGCCAAGAAAAGATATATTCTAAATGCATATGATATTGAAGGTGTGCGTTACGATGAACCTACTTTGAAAATCATGGGAATCGAGGCAGTTAAATCATCAACACCTGCGGCATGTCGTGAAAAAATTAAACAGGCATTGAAAATTATGATGTCTGGTGATGAGAAAGAATTAAATACTTTTATCAAAAACTTTCGTGAAGAATTTCTCACACTTCCACCAGAAGACATTGCATATCCAAGAAGTGTCAATGGTTTAAAGAAATGGTCTGAAACACATACACTTTTCAAAAAAGGAGCACCGATACATGTGAAGGGTGGAATACTTTACAATCATCTTATTAAACAGAATAATCTTTCAAGTTATTATCCACTGATTCAAGAGGGTGATAAAATAAAGTTTTTATATCTAAAACTTCCTAACATTTATCAATCATCATCTATATCATTTATTACAACACTTCCAAAACAACTTGATTTTAAAGTTGATTATGAGTTACAATTTGAAAAGTCATTCATTGAACCACTTAACTTTATTATTGAAAAGATTGGTTGGTTTGTTGATAGAACTTATGGAACACAAGGAACACTAGAGGACTTTTTTGCATGATACACAAATTATTAGAAAAGATCATTAATGAGGAAAGACAAAACGAAAACGATGTTGCTGTTTTACTTTCTGGTGGAGTTGATAGTAATACATGTTTATTTACTTCTCATCGTTTAGGATTGAATGTACATGGGTATTCTTTTCATGTGAAGGGAAATCCAACCTATGATTCATTAAAGGCACAAGAAGTGTGTGAAAAGTTTGGATTTAAATTTACAAGTATTGAAGTACCAACTGAAAATTTAGTTGAAGACTTTAAGTTAATGGCATACAATTATGATTGTAAAAAGAAAGTACATTTTGAATGTACATGGCCATTTTTGTATATGTTTCCTAAGATAAAAGAAAAAGTTGTCATATCTGGTGTAGCCGCTGATGGTCATTATGGTTTAAGTAAAAAAGCGATGATACATTTTAAACACACAAAGGAAAAGTTTGATCAATTTAGAACAGATTATTTTTCCTCACCAAATCCAGCAGGTGTAAGACAGTTAGAAATGTTAAGTAAACAATATAATAAAATACTGATTGCACCATATCTCAATCAAGAAGTATTTGATTATTTCATACAGTTTGATTGGAATGGTATAAATAAACCATATGAAAAACATCTTATTCGTCAACATTTCAGTGAATTTGATGATCTCAAACTTAAAAAACATCTTAACCTCCAACTTGTCGCAGAGATACCAATTATTTTTGAAAAACTTCTTGACAATAAGGATATAAACCTATACAATAGAAAAAGAATTATGGACGTATGTCGTGATTGGGCAACGTTAGTACAAAATAAAGG